GTGTTGAAAGTAGCTATCTGTTTCTGTCTATTGTTGAAGAACAACAAGAATATGTCTTGCCAGATGAAGTGCAAGAAGTTAGACAGGTATTCCGTCGAAGTGTTGGTAGTTCAGGCACCGGTACAAATTTTGAACCATTTGAAGCGGCTTTTGTAAACACCTATCTGCTTCAAGCTGGGCGTGTTGGTGGCCAAGCAACCTATGAAATGTATTACCAGTATCAAGAGATGAGTGCTAGAATGTTCGGCGGGTTTGTTAATTTTGAGTTTAACCCAGTTACTAAGACAGTTACATTACTCCGTAAATTTAGTGATAGCGGTGAAAAGGTTGTACTATGGGTGTATAATACTCGTCCTGAATCAGGATTATTACAAGACAAACAAATTCAACCGTGGATTCAAGATTATAGTTTAGCACTTGCAAAGTTTACACTAGGCGAAGCACGTAGTAAGTTCAGTACTATTGCTGGACCGCAAGGCGGCACATCACTAAACGGCGACACACTTAAAGCAGAAGCTCAGGCAGAGATGATGCAACTCGAGGAAGATCTTAAGAACTACATTGATGGTTCAGATCCCCTTTCTTTTATTATTGGCTAACCACAAAAAGAGTGTTATAATAATACTATGATTACATTTTTAAGATGGCACAGTGGGTATGGCGGGGATACTATTCTTTCTAGTATTTTAAGCCAAAATCCAGATATTAAATCTAATATAGTACTGTCTACTATGTTTGACACTCATGCTATGAACTTAGCAGCGAGCAATTTATCTCACCCGTTAGTATGCCTTGCAAGAAATAACCCAAAAATTAATGATGAGGTAACTAATACTATCGAGGCATTAAAATTAAACGATGCTAGGCATTTATTAAAGACCCATTCTTATGATACTTTCTTTAATACATGCGATGTAATTGATCTAGTAAGCACGAACAGTTTATTACCATTTACGTCACTTTCCAGTTTAAGAAAAACTTATACATATGTTACAGGCAAATATAAAGATTGGGGTACAGACAGCAGGATAGTAGAACTTCTTACACAAGCAGGAGATAAAAAAGAACTTGACAGATATATGTTGTATTTAATTACTCAGGCTCAACTTTCTTTTAATAAAACCAGTAAGAAATTTACTAATACAATTAAATTAGACGACTGGGTATATAATGCTAAGTGTCATGTAGGATTTACATATAACACAGAGATAAGAGACAAGTGGATTGAAGCAAACACTAAATTTTTTCCAGGAAGTTCCCATCCAGATGCAATTATGTCAGACATTATAAGCAAGGGAGTAATAGAAGGCCTGTCGTATAGTTCAATTCGTAAGAGGTTATTATGATAATAGGATTAGTTGGACTTATAGGTTCTGGCAAAGGAACTGTTGGCGACATGCTCGTTGAGCAGGACTTTACACATGAAAGTTTTGCTTCTAGTTTAAAAGACGCCGCAGCAGGTGTTTTTAACTGGGATAGAGAACTGCTAGAAGGCATTACTCCTGCTAGCAGAGTATGGCGTGAAGGAGTTGATGAATGGTGGGGCGACCGCCTAGGAATACCTGATTTCACACCAAGGCTTGCACTACAACTTCTTGGAACTGATGTATTTAGGAACCATTTCCATCAAGACATATGGATACTGGGTTTGGAATCAAAAATTAAAGATTCCAACAACAACATAGTTCTTACCGACGCTAGGTTTCCAAATGAGATAGACATGGTACGTAGGTTAGGCGGTGTAATTGTGCGAGTTAAACGAGGCGATGACCCAGCGTGGTTTAATTTTGCTGCTACACAACCAGAGAACATGTTCCAAGTACACCCAGATATACATGCTAGTGAATATAGTTGGGTCGGAGTAACTCCAAACTATCTTATTACTAATGACGGAACAATGGAAGATTTAACTATAGTAGTTACAGATCTTCTTCAAGATCTCCTTGAGTCCAACCCGATCTAGATAATTCATAATTACAGTTAAGACAAATTGTCCTTAAATTTGCAATATTAACATGTTGTTGACTTCTATCAATGTGAAATACAACTAGTTGATCATTCAACACTGGTTTAAATCCGCAATGTTCACAAGTTGAATTTTTTTGATATCCTGCTAGTTTCCATCTGGGGTGTTCTGAAACTTTACTATTGTTATTAGATTTAAGACATTGATTGCATAACTTTCGATAGTAAATTTTGTCATTAAGATGATAATTTACTGCGGCCGGATGTATCTGACATTGCAAACATACTTTCCTCATACTATTACTTATTAACGTAAAAGCAATGGTCCTTTAAAGGTACCATGCAAATAAGGCGTTTTCCTAAGCATTCGATAAATATTGCATAACACAACTCTGTATGAAGGATGAGCAAAAATATGGCTTTAGTATCACCCGGCGTAGAAGTTACAGTAATTGACGAAAGCAACTATGTTGCAAATGCTGCTGGAACAGTAGCATCAATTATCGTAGCAACCGCACAAGACAAAACTAGTGGAACTGGTACAGGTACCGCCGCTGGAACAACTGCTGCAAATGCAGGAAGCACTTACTTAATTGGTAGTCAAAGAGAACTGGTATCAACATTTGGTAACCCAAGTTTCTATCAATCTGCTAGCGGCAGTCCAATTAATGGACACGAAATTAACGAATATGGATTGATGGCTGCTTACAGCTTATTAGGTTCCAGCAATAGAGTATATGTTACTCGTGCTGATGTTGACCTAGCTGAGTTAGCATCAAGTGCTAGTAGACCACTTGGTTCACCAGCCAATGGTGTTGTTTGGTTAGACACTAGTGCTGATACCCGTTGGGGAATATTTGAATGGAATCAGACAGCTGGCACATTTACAAATAAAATTCCAACAGTTATTACATCTACTACTGACTTAGATACTGGAGTTCCAAAGGCATCGATTGGTGCAATCGGAGCTTATGCTATTGTAGCAACATCTACAAGTAATCCTTTATACTACAAGAATCGTAGCAACGCATGGATACTAGTTGGTAGTGCATCTTGGCAAATAAGCTGGCCAACAACTTCTGGTACAATAGCGAGTCCAGGATTAGCAAATGGCAACACTATTGTAATTAACGGAACAACGGTAACAATGGCCGGTAGCACAGCGGCACAACTTGCTACAAGTATTAATAATGCAAGTATTACAGGTATTACAGCCGCAGCAGTTGATAACAAGATTGAGCTCTATGCTACTAGTTTAGCAGTAGGGGTAGACAGTGTTGCAGATGGCAAGTTGGTTCTTGCTAACGGCTCAGGTACTATCCTTACACTTACTGGATTAACAGCAGGAACATATGCGTGTCCGTTGATTCAACAAAGCACACACTTTACTGTTCCTGAATGGAAGAGCACAGACACAACACCACGTCCAGCAGGTAGTACTTGGATTAAATCAACTTCAAGTAACCTAGGTGCGCTCATTGATGTTAGTGTTTATAGCACAGCAACTTCATCATTTGAAGCAGTTAGTGTTCCACTTTATGAAAACGATCGCACTGCGAACAAAAATCTAGATGCAACAGGCGGTAAAGCACTTTTAGTTGGTAGTTATTATATGCAGTATGATGTTACTGAAAACGACACAGCAACTTACAAACTATTTCGTAGATATGCAACTGGTGTATTAGATGTTATTGGTGCAGTAAATACAGCAACGCCACTTACTGCCAGTGAGACATTTACTATTCAAGCTAGTGTTGCAAATAGCACTACACTTTCAACCGCAGTATCTGTAGTAGTTAGTGGAACTGGAATTGCAGACATAGCAGCTGATATTACAGCCGCAAACGTTGCAAGCGTAAGTGCAAGCGTAACTGCTTCAGGTTACTTGCAAATTACACATGCGCTAGGTGGCGTTATTGTGCTTAAAGATACAAGCGGCACGCCAATAGCAGATGCAGGATTTGCGACAACTATTACAACTGGTCAAGTTAGAGCAGGTAACGACACTAACTTAATCCTAAGTAACTGGGTTGCCCCAACATACACAGCAAGTGATAGTGCACCAAGTTCAGACCCGGATACTACACGTAGCTGGTATCATGGCGGCACAGAAGCTGACATTTTAATTAGTGACGGCACAATTTGGAAAGGTTACCAGAATGTAACAAGTGATGCGCGTGGGCATAATTTATCTAATACTGATGCAACTGGTGTTATTTTCTCTGCAACAGAGCCTCTTACACAGATTGATTTAACTGCACTCGTAGTTGGTGACCTGTGGATCGATACTGGTGACTTAGAAAACTATCCAATGCTTTATCGTTACCAGGTCGTCGACAGTGAAAATCGTTTTGTGTTAATTGATAAGTCAGATCAAACAACAGAAAATGGAATTTTGTTTGCTGATGCTCGCTTTATGGGAGACACGACTACAGACGTAGTTACAGGAACTTTAACAACAACAGTGGCATTGCTAACAAGTGATGTTGTTGATATTGATAAACCAGACCCTAGTTTGTATCCAAGAGGCATGCTACTGTTTAACACACGACGTAGTTCATACAACGTTAAAGAGTTCCGTAGCAATCACTTCAGCAGAACAAACTTTAGTGACACTACACTTTATCCAACACTTCCAACAGAAAAGGATGGGTGGGTATCAGTATGTGGAAAAAAACACGACGGTAGTCCTTATATGGGACGCAAAGCTGTTCGTAGAATTGTTGTTGCGGGATTGCAAGCAGCTATTGATACCAGTGAAGCACTTAGAGAAGATGCACGTAACTTTAACATTATTGCGGCACCTGGATATCCAGAACTAATTGATAACATGGTATCACTTAATAACGATAGACGCAGTACAGCATTTGTTGTAGGTGACACAAGCATGAGACTTGCTGCTACTAGTACTGCAATACAGAACTGGGCTAGCAATACTGCTGAAGACACTGGAAACAGTGAAGATTCTCTTGTAACGGCTGATCCATACTTAGGAGTATTTTACCCACAAGGACAGACAAATGATCTTAGCGGTAACACTATTGTTGTTCCAGCAAGTCATATGATACTTAGAACTATTGCTAGAAGTGACGACCAGAGCTTCCAATGGTTTGCTCCAGCAGGAACAAGACGTGGACTAGTTGATAATGTTAATGCTATTGGTTATATTAACAGCGTCAGCGGTGAGTTTGTCGTAGACAACATTAGAGAATCACTACGTGATACACTTTACAGTAATAGAGTTAACCCAATTACATTCTTTAATGGTGTTGGATTAATGAACTACGGCAACAAGACTCGTGCAGTTACTACTAGTGCATTAGATAGAATTAACGTAGCACGGTTAACAGGTTATTTACGTAGCCAATTACAGGCAACTGCACTTGGATTTGTATTTGAACCAAATGACAAGATTACCCGCGATGAACTTAAAGAACAAGTTGAACAGATTATGAATGACTTGGTTGCAAAGCGTGGAGTTTATGACTACTTGGTAGTTTGTGATGACACCAATAACACTCCTACACGTATTGACAGAAATGAACTTTACGTAGACGTTGCTATTGAGCCAGTTAAAGCTGCTGAGTTTATCTTTATCCCAATTCGCCTTAAGAATACAGGTGAAATTGGAGCAGGTAACGTAGCCGCAGCAAGTGCTGTTTAAAGTACTATAAACAACGAAATTAATGGGGGGTATGTAAATTACTCCCCATTTTTTGTGGACCAGATTAGATAAATAATATTAACACATATTATAGGAGACACGACACATGTCCGTTTCATCATTAACAAAATTCACTGTACCACTAGATAGTGATCAATCTGCAACTGCACAGGGCTTATTAATGCCCAAGCTAAAGTATCGCTTCCGTGCGTTATTTGAAAACCTTGGCGTGTCTACTCCCCGTACAGAATTAACTAAACAAGTAATGGACATTACCCGTCCAAACTTAACATTTGAAGAAATAGAAATTCCAGTTTATAACAGCCGTGCATACCTTGCTGGTAAACATTCATGGGATCCAATTACAGTTACCTTCCGTGACGACGTCAATGGTAGCGTTAGCAGACTACTTGGAGAGCAAGTGCAGAAGCAGTTCGATATCATGGAACAAGCTAGTGCAAGCTCTGGTATTGACTATAAGTTCATTACCCGTATGGAAGTACTAGACGGTGGCAACGGTGCAAGTACAGCAAACGTTCTTGAAACCTGGGAATTATATGGTTGTTTCTTAACTAACGTTAACTACAATGACTTAAACTACGCAGAAGCAACTCCTGTAACTATTACAGCAAGCATTAGATATGATAATGCTATCCAAAGTCCGATTGGCGATGGCGTAGGTGCTACAGTAGCAAGAGCTCTTGGGCAAACAGTAACAGGCTAATATCCTTTTACTATAGAATTACAAAGACCCTCCGATTCTTTCGGGGGGTTTTTTGTAATGTATGCACATAATTTGACAGCATAAATAGTTGTAATAAGGAGATATCTGTGGCTAGCGTTAATACTATTCTTAATGCCCTTTCAAAGGGCGACCAGATCAAAGACTTTGCACATGCCTCGAGACTGTTCATTGATAACAACTATGAGCTACAGCCACGTTTTAGTAACCTCTTTCATGTTGTTTTTAATCTTACCCCCCAGGCGGCAAGGCTTTTTAATAATATTGATAAGATGGAAATTAATATGTTGGTTAAGACTATTGATCTCCCTACATTTAACATTGACACCCAAACACACAATCAGTATAATAGACAGGTACATAGTCAACACAAGTTAAACTATAATCCTGTTACTGTAACATTTCATGATGATCAGAAAGATTTAATCAGGAGTTTCCTACATACATATGCTAATTTTTTCTATAATGACAGCAAGTATGATCTAGGCAGCGGCAATTATAACACCGATGATAGATATGGTGGATATAGAGGCAACGACTATGGATTAAGCGATGGGAATCAACGATTCTTTAAAGATATTAGAGTGTACACTATGTTGCAAAAAAGATTTGCAGAGTATACTCTTGTAAACCCTATTCTTACTTCCTTTGGTCATGACAGTCATAGTTATGCTAACACTAGTGTAATGCAACATAATATGACAATTCAATATGAGACTGTAAAGTATGCAACAGGATTTGTAAACAATATTAATCCTAAAGGATTTACTGATATACATTACGATAAGTCTCCAAGTCCACTTGGCGTCTTTGGTGGCGGATTAACTAATAGTGTATTTTTCCAAGGTGGACTTGTTGATGCGGCTAACGCAGTAGCAACTGATTTATTTAACGGAAATATTCTTGGTGCTGTAATAAAAGGTGGGGTTATCTTTAACAATACAAAAGATGCTGATCTAGGTAGAGTATTGGAAAAAGATTTACAACGAGTGGTCGGAAGCATATTGCGCGGTAACAATCCACTGTCTGATATTGTATTACCAAATATTTTTAACACAGAATCCAATGCTACTGGCAAGCCTAGGTCAGGCACTGGCGCTCCAGTAGATAGAACTGTGAATACTAGTAACAACATTTCTGGAGCTGTGTCTAGTAATAGTAGTAATATTATTTCATCAACCTTTAACAACGTTGGCGATTTTATTGCAGAATCATTTAGTTTAGGCAATGCAACAACTATTCCGAATACCACTTCATCACCTGCATCTTCAGCACGTCTAAGTGATTTCTCGACATCTGTAACATCAAGTAATACAGGTTCTCGAAATTTACGATTAACACAGATAAATGATAGGATTACAAACTTGCAACGTCAAATACAGAATGAACCAGCAAACACTGTTCTAATAACAGAAAGAAACGATCTTATTCAACGTCGATTATTAGAATCAGGGATTTCAACATAATGACGACACAGAATACAGCATTACCATTAACAAGCTCTGCAGATAACATTGATCTCCGCGTAAGGGAATATTTTAAGACACAATTTGCTCCTTTTGCTAAATTTACCGACAATGATTATGAATTGGTTAAAAGTTTTTGTGTTAAACGTACTAGCAACGAAGAAGCCGCCGCCAGTTTAACCGCTGCAATTTTAAATGCTATCAGTGAGCTACAACTTTATGCCGCTGACGTTATAGACAAGTTTGAAAATAGTGATACAAGAGTTTCAATTCCATTACTTTTAAATGCTAGTAGAAAAGGTACAAGCCTACTAGGGTACGTTAACGATAAAACTCCTCCCCCAACGGTACAGCAACAGGTAAAAACTTAACCCATGGCTAGTAAGTGGGCAAACGGACTCTACGAAGTAGCTAATCGTGACAAGTATGCTGGAAATAAACCGCCACGTTATAGAAGTAGTTGGGAACATGCGTTTATGCGGTTTGCTGACAACCATCCAAGTGTAATACAATGGGCTAGTGAAAGTATTCAGATACCTTATAGAAATCCATTAACGGGAAAGCATAGTATATACGTTCCTGACTTTGTAATAATTTATCAAGGCAAAGACGGCAAACGTCGTGGAGAGCTTATAGAGATAAAACCAAAAAGCCAAACATCATTAACAGAGAAAACAAGTCAACGAGATAGACTTTCGATAGCAATTAACCATGCTAAGTGGGAATCTGCGGCGAAATGGTGCAGGCATAAAGGTTTGCATTTTAGAATAGTCAATGAAGCAGATATTTTTCACCAAGGCAAAAAACGTAGATAAGTACTTGTATGACAAAAAAATTAGAAAATCTCTTTGATTTAGCAG